TTGTTGTCCTTCAGCTTGCGGATCTGCGCGATAGTCTTGTCGTTCATGATGAAAGAGGCAGACTTGCGGTAGGGACGCTTCAGTGCATGGATGAGTGTGATGAGATCATCACTCTTGAGTGCCGCAGTAAGCGTTTCTGCCACATGACCGCCGCCAGTCTCCGCAAACAGACCGAGGGGCTGACCGACACCGGTGCCGTTGAGGAATGCGTCCTCCTCGGCATTGGCGAGTGCCTTGCCGAACTCGGTGAGAAT